CCTGCGCCAGCGCGTCGCTGTCCTCGCCCTGCAAGGTTGGCGGCGTCTGGGTTGCAAGCGCGTTGCGGAACTCCACTGCCTTCGCGTAGAGCTGCGTCTGATAGTTCACGTCAGCCTCAACCCGCTCGATGCGGAAGACGAGACCACCGAGCAGGACTGCGATGTCGCACCACGGTGCGGCCGTCACGAACATCTGCCACTGCACCTGAGCCACCACCTCTGGCGGGACTGGGTGCAGACTCCAGCGCGGTGAGGTGCTGGTCTTGATTTCCACCAAGCCCTCCTCGCCAACGATGGTTCGGTCAAGTGACGCCATTGCCCACGGCATCTCCTTGAGTCGGACAATGCCGTTGCTGCGGCGCAACTCGCGGCCAGTCTCCATCTCGTAGAACTCTGCGACCGTGTTCTCCAGCAGAATGCCGCGCACTGCTGCTGGTCCAACTGGGTCAGGCTGATACTTCCCTAGCTTCTCCGCCCAAAGCTGGAAGGGAGTTTTATAGGGGTTCAGCCCTGCGATGACCGAGACGTCGGTCGCCGTGATGCCGTCCGCCCGAAGTGCGAACCACTCAGGACTGCGCTGCTCTGCCTTGACGAACTCGTATTGCTTGCTCACGCCTTTGCCTCCTTCTTTGCTCCTTCAAGCAGGCGCTTTGCTTCTTCAAGTCTTACGCCGCCTTCAGGCTTGTAGATTTGCACGAGCGTCTGATAGTGCCTGAGAAGGCACGGCTTGCAGAGCCGCTGCCCAAGACCAGGCTTGACCTCGGTTTCACACTTGGCGTCGCAGAGGACGCACTTCCACTTGATCACTTGCCCTCCTTCTTTGCTCGATCTTTCTTTGCCCAGCCCTCGCCGGTGAAGACCACTGCGGCTGGCGTGTAGACCATCCGCATCCAGCGGCCGCACTTCTCGCAGCGCGGGTTGTAGACCTCAGTCATTGAGTGCGTGTGTTCCTCACGCGCGCCGCACGAGCCACAGCGGTACTCGTACACAGCCATCAGCCAAGCACCACGAAGACCATCACCAGAAGCGTCGCTCCGAGGATGCCAATGGCAATGTCAAGCTGCTGATCGCTGCGCTTTTGCTCATCCAGCAGCGTCGTGCGGATTGCCACTCGCTTGTAGACCAGTGGCTGCGTCTTTCGGTTCAGCCTCATCGCATTGACCCCAGCGCCAACAGCAGCACCATTGCTGCGATGAACGATGCGACCGCGAGTGAGTCCAGAATCATTGCCTTCACTTTGCTGCCTCCTTCAACTGCTCCAATGTTGTTTCGCCGGCAGAGATGCGAGCGATCTCGCTCCACGCGATTGGCGCGTGTTCTGCAACTGGCTTCTCATTGCGCTTCGGACGAACGCCCAGCTCAAAGATGAGCGATGGAAGTTCGGTCGAGGTAGGATCGCCGACCACGAAGACGGCGTGTCCCTTGCGCTCGCTGCGGCTGACCCAGCCGAAGTTCTTGTTCACCTTGACCTCCTCATCGGGATCAGCCATCTGGCTGGTTCCTCCCCGATGTCACGATGGTAGAGCGTGACGTCACGGCTTGTCAAGAGGGTGGTCCTCCCCTGGCTGGAGGAGGTCAGCCAGGGGAGATTAGCCGCCCGAAGGCGGCCTAGTCATCGTCCTCATCTACGAGCTGCAGGATCACCTCGATGCACGCTCGGCAGATGGCATACGCCAAGATCGCAGTATAGCCAGGGGTCAGGCTCACCGACTGTTCGGCAAACCTCCAAACCCTCGTCGTCTCGTTGCAGACTGAGCACGCGCCGTCAGGTGGGCGCTCAGGCGGGTCGTGGACGAACGGAGCCACTAGCGCAAGCGGATCAGGTACTCAGCCGAGACCTCTCCGTCGCCGTCAAAGAACATTAGCCACTGCCCTGGCTCACCTGATGCGCCAACGACTTCCTGCGCGAAGCGGTTGCTGGACTCAAGGCTCGGCGAGCACCACGTGGTGATCTTGCCGTCAGCCAAGACGAGTCGCGCTGGCTGATGCCAGTGCCCGAACCACAGATAGGAAAATGGCGCGACGCTCAGGCGCCAGCCGCTCGCCTTTTTTGCGACGCCGTACCACGGCATCCCAAGTCCGCCTCGGAACTGATCACCGTGGACGATCATCCCGACTTTGCCGCCAGGCAGATCAAAGGTGTCGTACCAGTGCCGACCGCCAACAGTCAGGCTCTCCTTCCACGCAATGCGCTTCTCACTCTCAACGAGTGAGCGCGCAATGTTGTAAAGAATCGCGTCGCTGTTGGATTCTGGCGAGTGATCGCTGAATCGTCCCAGCCTGCCGTGGTTGCCGATTGCACCGTAGACCTCGACATTCGGGAAGAGTGCGGCCATCGCGCGCACGAACTGCGCGAGCATCTCCGCACCTCGGAAGATTTGGACGTACAGACCGCCCGCCTCCACCTCGTATGCCTGCCCTGGGAAGATGTTGCCGTCTGACTCCACGAGGTCGCCAGTCAGCAGAATCTTCACCGTGTCCACAGGGTGATCCTTGCGCTGAATCTCTACGACGCGCTTGACCTTCTCAGCGAGAAGCTGCAGCCGCTTTGCCGCAGTGTCAATGTCGTAGTCCACGCTCTTCTTGCCGAGTTGCCAGTCGCTCAACTGAACGACCGCCACCTCGCGCTTTCCTTTGCGCTTGTCCGGCTTAGGCGCTGGCACGGCTGGAATCTTCATCCCGACCGCTGCGTCCTTCGCCGCCCGATAGACCGCCTCAACGAGTTCTTCGGTCTGCTGATCCTTCTTGGCGAGTGCGCGCAGCGCACGCCTGTGCGCCGACTTCAGTTCATTCAGTTCGTCCTCGCGCTGGAACTCGATCAGATCTTCTGACATCTGCAGTCTCCTCTCCTATGTCGCTGGATGTTGTAGTCAGCCCACTTCTGACCCCGAAGTTCGCACCATTTCTGGATTGCCCTTGCGGTGATTCGTGCGGCCGCCAATGCCTCGTCTAGCGCCTTGCGATCAGAGTCCGAGATGTCAAGCAACTGGTAGCCGCAGCGCGGACCTTTGGTCACGCTCTGCAGCTCCAGAAACTCGTCTATGCCACCCATTGAACCTCCCCCTACTGCGGATCGGCTACGACCCGCTGAAGCGATCCTGACGACGGCTCACGCCGCTGTCAAGACTTACTTCTTGCCGTTGATTCCGTAGTCCGTCTGGCTTGGGTCAAGCGCCTTGACGATGACCGCCAAGCCTGACGCCAGCCCTGCTGACAGCACGGTACGGAAGTCACCGCCAGTGATGTCAAGGAGCGGGATGCCAAGACCGAGTGCCACCGAGATGGAGACGGTCAGGAACGTGCGGACTGCGTCCAAGATCATCTCGTCAATCTTGCTTCCGTCTAGAACCTTCTGGAACTTGCTCATTTCTTTTCCTTTCATTTCTTCGTCACAATGACGATGTGTGATGCAGGCGAGCCTGGCTTGCCTGAAGCGATCGCCTTGAGTTCTGCCTCCGTCACCGGCACGGCAAACTTCTCTTTCGGATTACGCTCATCAAACGTTGGGTCGGCAAAGACCAGCGTCTTCGCCTCGGCGTCGTAGCCTGCGGAGGTGAGGTGGCCGTACCCTGCGGCGATCACCTTCGGGTCCTTCTTCTCCCAATACTTCGCCCAGTTGCGGTGCCACTTTGAGAGCGCCTGCTTGGGGTAGCCGATTGGTGCCTGCACCCAGACGATGAGTGCGGCCCCAGCCTTTGCAGCGGCGACCGCCTCGGCGAAGGTGTCCGCAGGCTTTGCCTTGCAGCCCAGCTCCCTGACAGTCTTCATCATCTCGCTGAGCGAAGAGCCGTTGTCGCTGACGCCCTGCTTCTCCTTGAAGCCGGTGGCGCGCTCCTTCGCCGCTACGCCGTCGGCTGCGCTGAAGTCTGGCGAGTAGCCGTTCACGAAGGCCGCAGCCGCAGCTGCGCTAGATGGCCCGCAGTCGTCAAGGATCGCGCCGACCTTCTTCTGCGCCTCGGCGTCAGAATAGAGTTGCGACTTGATCTGGTACTTCATTCGCCGATCTCTTCCTTGATGTGCGCTGCGAGTGCAAGACCAGCCTTCTGGAAGTCGAGTGCCGCGCTGATCGGATGACCGCACGTGCAGCCCTCTGAGTAGTCGTTGCCATTGTCGCCACGCTTCCAGAGCGTGCCGCCGTAGGCGCTTGCATCGTCGTTCGGGACGAGTGCCACCCACTCGTCAGGCGCGGTGTCAATCCGCGTCCAGCCCTGCTCCTTGAGTTCCTTGATGTGATCTTCGGTTGTCATTCTTTCCACCTCCAGTATCCTGTCGCCACCCAGATGATTGTCATCAAGGCGAACAGCGTTGCCATTGTGCTCTGCGTCTGACCCTCTGGCAGTACGACCACTGCAAAAAGCAGACCGAGGATCGTCCACGAGCCTCCGACCAGATCGTTGATGATGTTCCTAAGCACGGCGACCACCCTTTCGGCTTGGCGTATTTCCATTGCCTCCCGCTGGTCCGCCGCCGCCAATGTTAGCAGCCGCTCGTGCGGCATTTGACGCTGCGGCAGCCACACTTGCAACCTGGCTGGCAATGATTGCGACGGCGACCGGCTGCGCCTCTTCCTTCTCAATCGGATCAAGGTCCTTGCCGATCTCGGTGATGGCCGCAATGTTGGTGAACACCTCGGTCACCGCTTCGGCAACCGCGTCGACCGCTGCGCCTACAACTGGCAGAGCGGGCTGTGTTGGCTCAGGAGTAGGAACAGGAGTGGGATCAGGAGATACGGAAGGAGATGGCGCGACTTCTGTTGGTGCAGGCGTCGGCTCTGGCGTTGGTTCTGGGGTTGGTTCATTGGTCACCTCTGGACTTGGCTCCTCCGTTGGTGATGGGGTTGGTTCGGGTGTGGGTTCTGGTGTCGGTTCAGGCGTGGGAGTAGGCGTGGGTGTCGGCTCTACAGAAGGCTCTGGCGTAGGGGTAGGAGCCACGCTGGGGCTTGGTGAAGGCTCTTCTGGTGTCTGGGTAGGGGTTGGCTCAGGAGTAGGCTCTGGGGTCGGCGTAGGTTCAGGCGTTG